TGATTATGGTTCTAGACCCTACCGCATCACTTAGAATAGCGATAGATAATGATGATAATTGGTTTGTTGAGAGATGTTATAAACAGTTAAAATCTACTATTAAAGAACACGCAACAACTATTCTTGCTCAGGATTATGGATTAGGATTTATGCCTATCTATGGTGACCCTAGTGGCGATCAGTGGGAATTGGAGTTTAAACAACACGGAGTAAATATAACTCCTGCAGTTAAAGAGATGGGACAGAATGCTCAAGGTTATGTTGCGTTTACAATAGAGGCAATAAATGAACGATTAAAACCGATACCAGGACATACAGTTAATTTACCCGATGGCAAAGTGATAGAAAATGCGCCAAGACTTTTCTTCTTAAATACTCCTGAGGTTATGTTAGCAGTTAAAGAAGCAGAACTTTTAAAATGGAAAGAAACAGCACAAGGACAGATACTACCTATATTAGATGAGTATATTGATCCAGACGGACATTGTGATTTAATGGCTTGTTTAAGATATTTAGCAGTCAGTCATAAAAAACAAGAGCCGATTAATTTTAATGTAGACCCAGGCGGAGTACAACCATTTATAGAGGGTATTGGATAAAACTTGCTAATAACTAATTTCATGTATTAATCTTTAAATATGGAAATAGAAGATAATTTAGAGCTTCAGATGCTTGTAAATAATAAGCACGATGGATTTAAGTATCGTGAAAGACGTGAGGAAGATTGGAAAGAGAATTATGAGTTATACAGAGATGAAGTTCAAATAAACCGCTTAACACAACGTCAAAGTGTAAACATTCCTTTGATGAAGACTACTTTAAGAACTGTTCTAAAAGATATAGATGATATGCCTGTAATCTTTTTAGAGAATTTAGATAATGATAAACAAGCAGAACTGTTACAAAATGAGTATTGGGAGTATACTCTTGAACAGAATAACGCAGAACTTCAGGATATTGTAGATAAAAAACAAGACTTCTTCTTTGGAAGAACATTTGACTCATGGCAGGTTGAAGATGGCCGTATTGTTTTCGACATCGAAGACCCAGAGGACATCCTCGTTGCAAGGTTTATTAATCCCTACGACTTGGAGTCCTCTAGGTTTTTAATCCATTTACACATCTTCAAACCGCTTAGCAGTCTTAAAAAGAACCCTGATTATGATCAAAAAGAGGTTGCTAAGATAGAAGAGTTCTTTAAATCTAAGTTAGGTATTGTAAAAGCAAAAGATAATGAGAACTCATTACAAAAGAAAAATGAGAAGTTAGCAGAAATGGGAGTAGAAGAGACTGATGATCCGATGTTAGGAGAGACTTATGTTGAGTTAACAATGCACTTTGTATTTAGACCAGAAGGAGAAGAGTGGACTGACAGAGAGGGTAAGAAACATAAGACAGATGAAGAGCAAATCTTTGTTTATGTAGAAGCGGAAGAACAGACTATCTTAATGAAGAAACCTCAAGAGTATATTATTGGTAAGACTAAAGATAATTATTGGAGAAATCACTATAGATATAATACTTGGGGAGATGATATAGATAAACAGGACTTTTGGACAGACGGATTAGCAGATATTGTCAGAACACCTAATAAGGTACAAAATGCTTGGTTTAGTCAATTAGTAGAGAATAGAACGCTTAGAAACTTTGGTATGCATTATTACGATGCAACACTTAGTGCGGAAGGATTTGTACCAGGAACATTTAATCCTACTCCTGGCGGTTGGTATCCATTACCAGGTAAACCAGCCGATGTAATGGAAAAGGTAGATATCCCAGACCTTTCAGAGTCTTTAGATGAGATGAACTTCTTAACAGATGTAGTACAAAGAGCTACTAGTTCAACTGATACACAACAGGGAATAGAAACTAAAGGACAAACTACACTAGGAGAGGTACAACTAGCGCAAGCAGAAGCAAAGGCAAGAACTCAAGGTATGTCTAAATTCTATACTAAAGCGTGGAAAGATAGAGCTACTAAGTTCTTAAAGTTAATAGAAGCGGCACATGATAGATTAGATACTATTACGATATACAAAGAGGGTAAAAATACAGATGAAGTATTCAAAAGAGAGATATCTCCTAAAGATTGGATGACAAAAGCAGGATATAGAGTTAAAGTATGGTCTCAGGATGAGAAGAAAGCTAACGACTCAGACTCACTTAATAAAGCGATGTTGATATTAAATATTATGCCTGGTAATCCAAAATTATTAGAGGTTATACAAAGAAAAGGATTAGAGTTAGCAGATTTGACACCACAGGAAATAACAGATATAATGGAGTTTGAAAAGCAGAAAACACTTATGGGAATACCACCTATAGTACCAAATGCGCCACAACCACAACAACAGCCTAATCAACCAATGATATGAGTTTAATAGATGATTTATTAAAACAATCGGGGTTAAAATACGAAGAGTTAAAAGTTCCTGAGAAAGAACAGCTTAATGTTTGGGTAAATGAAATTCAAAAGTCTCAACTTAGTGTAGAAAAGATTAGAGTATACATTTCATCAATGAGAGAAGCTGTTGAGAAAGAGTTAACAAAGCACGACTTAGACTCAAAACAAGATCTATTTTTAAAAGCAAGACTAAGAAACTACATATTACTTGAAGCATTTTTAAGCACACCTCAAAAAGCTAAAGAACAGGTAGAAAATTTAATTACCAGTATGATAAAGAAGTAATATGCCCTTTCGCAGTAAGAAACAACGTAAGTTTTTATATGCAAAGAAACCAAAGATTGCTAAACGCTGGGCTAAAAAGTACGGAAATAAAATAAAAACTTGACAAGGACTAAAATCATTTACTATTATTAATATGTACCAGACCAAACTCTAGTATTAGAACGGAAATATGGTAAAAAATACAGATAAACCACCTACAGAAGATGAACTCAAGGCAAAAGAAAAAGAAGCTATTGAGGCCGCAGAAGAAATTGAAGATAAGGAATTACTTGATAGAGAAGCCTTAGAAAAACCAAAGGCAGAAGAACCTAAAGAAGATGAGAATACCGAAGTGGATGCAACATCAGATGAAGAAGGAGAAGATAAGGAAGAAGAGGTTGTTGAAACTGAAATTGAAGAACCTGTAGAAGAACCTCAAGCAGAACCATCTAAAGAACGATTTAAAAGACAATTTAAAGCATCGTCTCGCCAAAATCAGAAAGTTGAAGCTAAAAATAGAGTACTTAATAAAGCGTTAGCAGATGCAGAGGATGTTCAAGAACCTACAGAAGATGAGTTAATACAGGAGGTTTCAGATTGGGATGTAATGAGTGATAATGAGAGGAAACTTGCAAAAGAAGCAGTTATTAATAGAAGATGGAGAGAAACAATATCACAAGCTAAAAATCAAGCAAAAAAGATTGAGAAATGGAATGAAGAAGTAGAAGAGTATATAAATGATCCTAAAGTTTTAAACGATAAACCAGAATTAGAGGGTAAAGAGAATGATTTTATAGAATTTGCTACTAAAGATGAGAATAATAATGTACCTATGAATATTTTAGTATCAGCATTTCTACACGATTACTCTACTACTAAGAAAGTAAATAAAGGTAGAATGTTTGAAAAAGGCGCTGGCGGAGAAAAAGAAAGAATAGAACCAAAAGGGGATACTATTAATTTAGAAGAAGCGGAAAGATTGAGAAAGACAGATTATCCAAAATATAAGGAAAAATTGATAGCTGGAAAGATAAAAATTGACCTTTAGCCTCAAATTTTGGTACTTGACAAGAACTAATATCATTTATTATTATTAATACTAGATAACTTCCTAACCTCCTCGGAGACGGTAAAAGAAATCTACAAACTTTTATTATGGCTCAAGATTACGGAACAAAATTAGCAGAGGGATTTTCAAGCAAAGTCATGCAGTTCGTGTATGATAATAACTTGATTAATCAGATTGTTAATAGAAACTTTGAAGGAGAAATAAACGGAATAGGTTCAAAACTCAATATCCTCGACTTTGCAAAACTTTCAGAAAAAACTTATGAAAATGCCGCTTTAACAGCAGACTCACTAGAAGAAAATAATGGACAATTAATTATAGATCAGTACAAATCATTCTATTGGAAAGAGAAAACACTCGCAAAATGGCTATCATATATTAAAAATCCACATCCATATATTGTAACTCAAGTTGGAAATGAGAGATCAAAGAATATGGATGCCTATGTACTAGGTCTTTATGGAGATGTAGGCGCAGGAAACAGAGTTGGAACTGACTATGATACTGGAACAGTTGAAGTTGAAGCTAATACAGGAGCAGTTACAGGCTCAGCTACTACATTTACTTCAGCAATGGTAGGAAAAGGATTTAAAGCAGAAGGACATACAACTTGGTATAGAGTAAAGACATTTATAAATACAGAATCTATAGTAATCGAAGATGATCTTGATGACACAGATTCAGCCTATACAGGTGGAGCAATCGCAGCAGGAGCAACTTATGTAGTAGAAGCGGCAACAGTACTTACAGTTACTTCAGCAAATATATTATCAACTGTAGCTAAAGCAAAACAGATACTTGATCTAGCAGAGAAAAATGGTTATTCAGCAGTACCAGATACAGACAGATTCTTAATTGCGCCACCTGAGTTCTTCACAACTTTAACTCAAGGAACTGGAATTGCCCTACACGTTGATGAAGTCTATCAAGATTTAGTTAAAAAGGGCTTTATGGGTACTCTACAAGGATTTAAGCTCTTTATGTCTAATAGACTTACAGGAGACAATACAGACGGGTATCACTTAATTGCAGGACATCAGAATTGGTGTACATTTGCAGAGAAAGTCCTAGATGCAAGAATGGAAGAAGATTTAATTGGAGATTTTGGAACAGCATATAAAGACCTTTTCGTTTACGGAGCAAAGGTTAAGGATATTAATAGACATCAAGCAGTTGAGATATTTGCAAAGTTCTCTTAAAATTAAATAATCAGGGGTAGAGTATATTAAAGCCTAAAGTTTTAATAAAGCCTAAAGTTTTATACAACATTAGGCATTTAAAACAAAAGGCTTTTTTTGATATATGGCAAGTTTTGGAATAAAAGAAAATTTACCAAGGGAAACAAGAGATGAACTCACTAGGATTGAGGCTATTGATAGTGGTTTAAGAACTACAGGAGAGACAGCATTCTTAACAGCGCTTGCTCCTTATAGAACTAATCGTGTATTAAGATGGGATACAACTTTAAATACAGGTATTCAAACAGAAACTCACGCTTCAGGCGATCTTATATTAGAAGCAGAGGGAAATACTTTACCTACTGGATATTCAGGGTTTAAACAAGGCGCTGTTTTTTATGATTTATCTAAAACAGGAAGAAATTATTACATAAATGTAGGATCATCTACTAGTGCTATTTGGGAACTACCAGTAGATACAATAGATTCTGAATCAGCTTCAGCATCTGCTTCTCCATCAGGTAGTGAAAGTCCATCAGCTAGTGCTTCAAAATCAGAATCTAAATCTAGTTCAGCTTCAGGTAGTCCTAGTGCTTCAGGTTCTAAGTCTAGCTCAGCATCTGAAAGTGCCTCAGAGTCAACGAGTCTTTCTCAATCTGAATCTGAGAGTCCAAGCGAATCAACTTCTTTAAGTTTTTCTCCATCAGGTAGTGAAAGTCCATCAGCAAGCCAGAGTCCATCAGCTTCTAGTTCAGCATCTGGTTCGCCATCAGCAAGCCAGAGTCCATCAGCTTCTGAATCTAAGAGTAATTCAGCCAGTGCTTCAAGATCAGCTTCTGCTTCAAGAAGTCCATCTAAGAGTGCTTCAAAGAGTGCATCTAAATCTTATAGCCCATCAGCAAGTGCAAGTCCATCAGGTTCAACTTCAAAATCTGTAAGTGCGTCTTACAGTCCATCAGCATCACTTTCGCCATCAGCTAGTGCAAGTCCAAGTAGTTCAGTATCATTCCCTTAAACTATGGAAGAATTATATAATTTAAACAATTTATACAGGAATATAAAAGAAAACGGATTAACTTCTCTAACAGGTAAGTTTATCTTGATTGCAGTTGTTATTAACTCTAAAGGAGCAAGTTCTAACGTAGCTAAGATTTATGATGATATAGAGGGAGAAGAGACACCTGAGAGAATAATTGCTACTATCGACACAACTTCAGCTATCGGAAGATTAAATTATGGTTTACCTATCTATAATGGTATAAATATTAGAACAGTTACAGGAACAGCGCCTGATATAACAATAATCTACAGGAAAATGAACCTCGCAGAATAATCCCTCTTGACAATAATTAATTTTGGTGTGTATACTGTGTACATGATAAGAAAGAATGTACATTTTACTCAAGAAGATATAGACTTCATTAATAACCTCTCTGGTACATTTTCAGAACATATTAGAACAGCTACAAGAGCATACATAGATAAGAAAAAAGAGTTGAATAGTTCAGCTTCAGCGAAAGGAGGAGAAAATGGAACCACAAGTAGATGAAAGGACAACTCCATTGCCTGAAATTGAGCATAAACCTAGAACAATGGATTTTCCTGATGCAATAAGAGAGATAATGAGAGGTAAAAAGGTTGCAAGAGTAGAGTGGGGAAATCAAGATTATTGTTTCTTAAAAGATGAATGGTTGGGTATTTTTAGAAACGGAAAGTTTTTTACTCATTGGCAAGTATCCGAAGGGGATATGACAGGCAACGACTGGATAATTATACAAGAGGTTAATTAATGATTGAACTATCGGTAATCATACCTAATAGGAATAGTCCTTTTACTAATCAGACTATACACGATGTTTTAAATAAGGCTGGTTGTAAATTAGAAGTGATTGTAAATGTAGATGAGAAGTGGCCTAATTCGTTAGTACCAGGCGATAATGTACATTATATTCATACATTCATGCCTGTAGGATTAAGACAAGCAGTAAATAGGTGTGTAGCAATGGCTAAGGGGAAGTATATCTTAAAAGTAGATGACCATTGTATGTTTGGAGAAAACTTTGGTCGCATCTTAATAGATAATCATCAGGATAATTGGGTTCAAATACCTCGTAGATACGCCCTAGATGCTGAAAATTGGAAGATTGAAGAGAGAACTGATAATAAGTACCCCATTGATTATATGTATATTGATTTTCCTCGTAAAGGTAAGGCTCATGATGACGGAATGCATGGGGTTGAGTGGAGAGAAAGAAGAGATGAGAGAAAAGACTTTTTAATAGACGATACTCCCTCAATGCAGGGTAGTTGTTATTTCATGACTAAAGATTATTTTAAAAATCATTTAAAGGGATTATCAGAGGAGGGGTACGGACAGTTTGCACAGGAAAGTCAAGAGATCGGGTTTAAGACATGGTTAGGAGGCGGAGCTTTAAAAGTAAATAAGAAGACTTGGTACGCACACTTACACAAGGGTTCAAGATATGGAAGATTTTATAACTTTCCTAGTGGAACAGTTGAGGCTTCAAATTGGTCAGCCGAGCATTGGTTAAATGATAGAGAACCTAATATGATACATAATTTTGAATGGTTTATAGATAGAAAGTTTCCAGGTATGCCTACATGGCCTGTTGACTGGAAAGATAGAATAAAGGAGATGGGATGGCTAAAATAGCAATAGTCGGTAAAGAACATATGGCTCAATCCTTTTCTTATTGTATGGAGAGGTTAGGGCATAAACTTACTTTTTTAGAAGAGTGTGATGTTTGTTGGATTGCCATTGATACTCCGATAACAGATGGGAAGGGAGATATTAAGGTAGTATTTGATGCTATAAAGAAAATAAAACCTTTTCTTAGTTCAAATGCTTTAGTTATCTGTTCTAGTCAAATGCCTGTTGGAACTTCAAGGATAATTATGAAAATGCTTGGAAACAATTACGCCTATATTCCTGAACACATGAGGATTGGGAGAGGTATTTTTGACTTCTTAAACTTAAAACAACTCACAGTTGGAATTGAGAACGATAACGTTAAGCATATTATTAAAGAGTTGTTCTATGATAAAGAAATTTTCTTTACTAATATAGAGACAGCAGAAATGATTAAACACGCTACAAATGCCTATCTAGCTACTACAGCATCTTTAATTAATGACTTAGATGACATTTGTAAAAAAGTAGGTGCTGATATAACTGATGTTACGACTGCATTGAGGGCGGATTGGAGAATAGGTAAGGAAGCATACATAGATGTATCTGTAGGCTTTCGTGGAGGGCATTTTGACAGAGATATAAACTACTTACTAGGAGTTGCTAAAGGAATAGAAACTCCAATACTTAGTGCAGTTATGGAGAAAAATCACATACGAAGGGATAAGATAGTTAAAAAATTAATATGAAATTTACATTAATTGGATTTGGAAAACATGGTCAAAGGTGGGCTGACGTATTAGGGTATTCGTTGAAATATATACTCAACTCTAAAGGTATATTTATGTTTAAAAAACTTCTTAAAATTAATGATTTTGATGCTGTTTTAATTGCTACTCCCCATAAATATCATGCCTCTCTTACCAAACAGGCTCTTAACGCTGGTAAACACGTTCTTTGTGAGAAGCCAGGGGGAATTAACTCAAAAGAGATTAAAGAAAACATTAAACTAGCGAAGAAAAAGGGTTTAACTTATATGATTGGTTATAATTATCGCTTTCATGATGGTTTTATTAAGGCAAGAAAGCTATTTGATAAAGGTAAGATAGGTGAGCTTCTTTTTATTCGTGCTACTCATGGCTTTGGAGGTCGTAAAGGATATGAGAAAGAGTGGCGGATAAATAAAAAAATGGGTGGAGGAGGACATTTACACGATCAAGGCGTTCATTTAATTGATATGGTTAAGTTTTATTTAGGAGATGTTAAAAAAGTTAAAGGAATTATAGCTGATAATTATTGGAAAGCAGGAACAGAGGATAACGCTTTTGTCTTACTTCAAAATAAAAAGGGAGTTATTGCCTCAATTCACAGCAGTTTAACACAATGGAAAAGAAAGCATACATTTGAAATCTATGGCACTAAAGGTTATTTAATTATTGAAGGGTTGGGTTTAAGATACGGAGAACCTGAGCAGTTAATTTTGGGTAAAAGAACTAAAAACTCCGATATTGTTAAAGAGAGAGTGATCAAGTGCGATCCGATAGCCAACCATTCTCTTGAGAAAGAGTTAAAAGCCTTTAAAAAAGGCGTATCTAACGCCAAAGATGCTTTAGAGACACTAAAGATAGTCGAGGAGGTTTATGAAAACTAGTATTATTATTCCAAGCTGTAATGAGGTTGCTAAAACTAACGATGGTGTAAATGTTCTTTACAAAACAGTTCAGGATGTTTACGAAAAGGCAACTGGGGATTTTGAAGTATTAGTGGGGTTTAACGGAAAAGAATATCTTAACTTTCCTGATTATCCTAATTTAAGAGTAGTAAGACTTCCTGAAAATGTAGGGATAAAGACCATGATTAATTTATTAGTGATTATGGCTAAAGGAGAGTATGTTTATAAATCCGATGCTCATTGTTCATTTGGTAAAGGATTTAATGAAATTTTAGTAAATGATATGCAAAAAGACTATATTATGATGCCTAGATTTTACGTTTTAAACGGAAAGACTTGGAAATGGCAGGATGAGAGATTTTACGATTATTTTTACCTTTCCTGCCCTTTTACTGACCCTAGAGGCTTTAGATTTAAAGCAGGCGGTCATTGGCCAGAGAGGACTAAAGAACGCCTTACAAGTCATCCTAACGTGGATGAGACCCCTCAAATACATGGTTCAGGATGGATGGTTAATCGTGAATATTATTTAGAGACTTTGGGTGGATTTCCTACTAAAGACCCCTATGGACATGCACAAGAGCCTGCATGGTTGGCGCTGAGAACTTGGCTTAAAGGTGGTAAGGTAATGGTTAATAAGAAAACTTGGTATGCACATATGCATCAGGATAATAGCGTAAAGGGATATCATTATACTAGAGAGCAGGAGAAGTATTCTTATGATTGGACAGCAAAGCACTGGATGGGAGATAAAGAACCAGACTTAGTACATAATATAGAATGGTTTATTGAGAAGTTTAATATGCCTACATGGCCTGAGAACTGGAGAACTCTTTTAAAAGAATGGAGGACAAATGGCTTATAATATCAATGTTAGTGGAAAATATGGTACTCACTTACCTTGCTTGATAAAAGCGGTTGAGAAAACAACAGGCGATATCTTAGAGTTGGGTACAGGGATATTCTCAACACCATATTTACACTATAAAGCGATACTCGACAATAGAAAAGTAGTATCTTATGAGAATTTTAAGGAATGGTATCAGTTTTTAATAGATTATCAATATAATTGTGCTAATCATGAAATTCACTTTATTGAAAAGTATTCTGATGCGCCTATTGAGAAACCTTGGGATGTCGTCTTAATTGACCAGACACCAGACTCTTCACGTTCAGAAGAGATTAGAAGACTTGCAAACTGGGCTAAGTATATTGTTATTCATGACTCAAATCCCTCAAATGATAATGTTACGCATTATTCTACAATTTATCCTCTTTTTAAGTATAAAACCGATTGGCATGGAGACAGAAATAGAGCAACTGTGTTGTCAAACTTTGTTGATTTAAGTGATTTTTGGGGAGGTGAGGGTAAATGAACTTTTCATTTGAAATATATCTAGGTTTAATAGCAAAAATAGCCTTAGATTTTATTAAATCAAAAGAATACGATAAAACAATAGATATTCTTTTAGATTGTTATAGGAAAAAGGGTACTGTTTATACAATGGGTTGTGGCGGATCAGCGTCAACAGCAACTCATTTTGCGGCAGATTTAGCAAAAACAGTAGGAGGATTTAAAGCAATATCTTTAGTTGATAATATACCTTTAGTTAGCGCATATACAAATGATTGTGGTTGGGAGAGTGTCTTTGAAGGACAACTTAAAACTTGGGCTAAAAAAGGTGATGTATTAATCGGCTTCTCCGTACACGGAGGAAGACCTGATTGGTCTGGTAATTTAACTAAAGCAATGCAATTTGCAAAGAAAAAGGGAGTTAAAATTATCGGATTTTCAGGATTTGATGGCGGAGCAATGAAAGAATTGGCTGATGCTTGTCTTATTGTACCAACTACTAGTGAAGATTATGGTACGCCTTTAGTAGAAGCTATGCATGTTGTCTTAAATCATGGACTGGCTTTTGATTTAAAAAGTAAATTGAAAGGTGGTGATAAATAATGAATACATCAGGTATATTTTTTGACTCGGCTAATTTAGTTGAGTTTGAAAAATGGTTTAAAACAGGAATTTTAGGAGGAGCTACAACTAATCCTTTAATTTTACAAAAAGAGGGAATATTAAATATCCCTGACCATATAGAAAAGATGATTGACATCTGTGGCACAGGTTTTCCTATATCTATTGAAATTCCCGACTCTACATGGACTAAAAAAGAAATGATAAGATTGGCTAAGAAATACTATGATAAATTCCCCGAAAATGCTGTTATAAAAATTCCTATGGATTGTAGGAATAGTCCAAAGTTTTTTCAAGTAATAAAAGAGTTAAACAGAGAAGGTATACCAGTAAATGCAACACTTGGAATTACATCAGGACAGTTAATAGGAGCATTAGAGGCTTTAAGAAATAGTGATTTAAGTTATGTCAGTCTTTTTTGGTGTAGATGTGATGAAGCAGGAGGGATTGGCGCTGAGAAAACTCTTCTTACAACAATAAAGTATATTGAGAAGCATTATTTAGAGTCTAAGATAATTATAGGCAGTATTAGAGAACCTTCTCAAATTGATAGAGCATTTGAGTTAGGCGCAGATATAGTTACGATTAAGCCTGAATTGCTTGAAAAATGGATGTATACTAAAAGAGGAGTGGAAACAGCACAAGAATTTAATAATGCGTATAGGGAGTGTAAAGATAAGGTAACATTGATATGAAAACACTGGATTATATTTTTCATAAATTCTTTCCAGGTTCATCTTCTGTACCTAATCCTGTGAGATTAGATATTAAAAGAGATGATATGGCAAATCTATTTAATGAGTTGGGATTTAAAAAAGGCGCTGAAATAGGCGTTTATACAGGTAGATACTCAGAGTCTTTATGTCAAAGAATACCTGATTTAAAATTATACTGTATTGACCCTTGGGATATTTATGAGACTAAGGTTGAAGACCCTCATTCTCAAGATAAAGAGCAGGCTGAATTTAACTATAAAAAGACTAAGGAAAGATTGGATAAGTTTAACTGTGCTATTATTAAAAAGACGAGTATGGAAGCGATTAAAGAGTTTGAGCCTGAGAGTCTTGATTTTGTCTACATAGACGCAAATCACGATTACGAACACGTCTCAGAAGATATTAAGGCGTGGGCGAAGATTGTCAGACCCGATGGGATAGTATCAGGGCATGATTACGGACATTGGAGAGATAAGACTAGAAATTTAGAGTCAAAAAGAGCAGTTGATGAGTATGTTTCAAAACATAATAAGATATTATTTTTAGTTAATAAGGTAAAACAGACGACTTGGTTTTTTGTGAAATGAAAACATTAGATTATATTATAAAAAAATACAATATAAACGTAGGAAAGCAACACTTAGTTGATGTAGAGGGAATGGTAGGAAGTGTTGCCCTTTCAAAGTTGTTTGCAGAGTTAAAGTTTAACAAAGGCGCAGAAATAGGAGTTGATAGAGGATTGTTTGCTGAAGTTATGTTAAAAGATAATCCTAATCTACATTTATACGGAGTTGATCCGTGGATAACAGATGCTTTCCCAGAGGGTAATCCTTATAGAGTTGAACAAAGATATTTTGATGGATGTTATGAGGAAACAGTTAAGCGATTAGAGCCTTATAATTGTACGATTATTAAAAAGACATCAGCAGATGCCCTACAACATTTTGAAGATAACTCTTTAGATTTTGTCTACATAGATGCTAATCATGACTTTTTAAACTTCACTTTTGATATCCATAACTGGTATAAGAAGGTAAAAATAGGTGGAATTATCTCAGGACACGACTACGCTTATTATTCGTATTCAAAGTTTAATCATGTTAAAAGAGCTTTAATCGCTTATGCCCGTTCTTATAGAATGATACCCCTATTTGCTGTTATGTATGATCCGCATGGATTAAGAAGAGATCACTTTAGAAGCTGGTTTTACGTCAAAGATAAGCCAAATCCTTAATATGATATCAATTTTTGCTAAACCACCATTTGAGATGAAACACTTGCAGAGAGTGTCATCTATTATTCGTGGAGAGCAGATTTGCGCCTATATGGGAAATTGTAGAATGAATCCTACAAAAGGTTATGAGAACGATACCTGTATTTATGTTAAACCTCATATTAAGCCTGGGAATGATTATCATTTTGAGAAGAACTCTTGGATAGATATACACGATGGTTTTGATTTAAGACATACTTTAAGAAAATATCCTGATGTAGGCTGTATTTCTATATCAGATGATATCACATACATACTAAAACAGTACATAAAAAATAAGATAGTAACCATTCCTCATCATCATTGTAATTTAGAAAGAGAAACTAGGACAAGAGATAAGATTAAAAAAGTAGGTATTACAGGTTCTTATACAGCTTTTAGTGTAGTTCCCGATGTAATTAAAGATGGATTGAAAAAAAGAGGAATATTATACGAAGAATACTCGAACTTCTATCCTAGATTATCAGTTGCTAGATTTCATTACAGTTTAGATATACACATGGTTTGGAGACCTTGGAGAAAACAATTATCCTCGCCTTTTAAAGTAACTAATGCTATGGCTTTTGGAGTACCAACTATCGCTTTGGATTTAGATGAGCCTTCCTATAAAGAGGTTGAGGGCTGTTATATTGGAGTTAAGACTCCTGAAGAGTGGCTAGAAAAGTTAGACGAGTTAATTGAGGATAAGAAAAAGTATGACGAGATGAGTAAGTTCTGTTTAGAGCAGTCAGAGAAGTATCATATTAGTACAATATCTAAACTTTATCAACAACTTGATTATGAAAAAAATTGAACTAACTCAAGGGAAATATACTTTAGTAGATGACAAAGATTTTGAATGGTTAAATCAATGGAAGTGGTGTTATAGTTTTTATGGATATGCAATTAGAAATAAAAATTGGAAAAATGGTAAACCTCAAGGACTAATCTATATGCACAGATTAATTAATAATACTCCTAATGGTTTACATACAGATCATATAAATAGAAATAAGTTAGATAATAGAAGAGAAAATCTAAGGAGTGCTACTGATACTCAAAATGCAATTAATAAAGGACTTAGGAAAGATAATACTTCAAAAATAATTGGAGTAAGTTTATTTAGAAATGGTAAATGGAGATCGTATATAACTTTTAAAAAACAAACCATTCATTTAGGTTATTTTAGAGATATTGAAGAAGCAAGATTTACTAGGAAAAATGCAGAAAGGATTTATCATCATTTATGAGAATAGGATTTACAGCGGGCGTATTTGACCTTTTCAACGCTGGACATATTACAATGCTTAAAAACGCTAGGAGACAGTGTGATTATTTAATTGTAGGTATTCAAACTGATCCTACGCTTGATAGACCGACTAAAAATAAGCCTGTTCAATCAATAGTT